CTATTTTCCGATCCCTGGATCGCGCTCGGATCGAGACCTAATTTTTTCATCGTGTCTACCTGGCTGCCTCCCGCAATATCGATGTTTAAAATTTTAGAAATTCCTGTTAAATCTGTCTGCGCCTGCTTACTTTCTTTTGCTATATCTCGCACTGGCTTAGTGATGTCTGTGCCATTGATTTTGTTAAGCAAAATCCCAATTTGCCCAATTTCGCCTTTGGTGTCGATAGCGGCTTTTTTAGCCATTAACATATTCCCCTCCGAACGAAATATCTCGTTGGCCAACCTCGCAGCCTCACCCACCGGCATAGACTTGGCGTATTCTTCTGTGAGCGTCTTGATTCGCTCCGTCCCTTTTTCCGCTGCAATTATCGCCTCAAGCCGTGCCTGCTCTGCCGTGTTTCCTGTGGCGATTGCATCGTTAAGCTGAATCTGCATTTCAACATCTCGCATCTTTGCCTCGGCAATGTCTGCGGCGGCATTAAGTTTTGCTGTTTCAATTCGCGTTGACTCAGCTTGCTTGTCGATCAGATCGCGCATCTCTTGCGCTGCGTCTTTGATAAGTGCGGGATGTTTTCCTGTTGCCGTGTTGATCTCCTCCTGCACGGCTTTAACTTTTTTAGCCTGCTCTGCCGTGTTAAAAAACTCTGTATTTGCGGCGGCGAGGTTTGCTTTGAAAGCACTTGGAGCTTGGCTTAATACATTGCCAACTTCTGCTGCGGCATCTGTTCCATATTGCTTAAATTTTCTAAAATTGTTATACTGAGCCTGATCCATTTTTTCCAAATTGGATTCTAAATTTGCACGAACCCCATCAAACATCTTCATGTTTGGGAGAACACTCAACATGGCACTCGCAAAGGCCATTGCGGCTTTTTGCCCTGCAATGAAAAAAGCGGAGTCAATAAATTTCATCGTTGCGCTATCTTGAGAAAAGAGTGCCCGAATAACCTCCCCGGCTGTTTTGAATGCCGCGCTGAATATATTGATGATCGAATTGCCGGTCTCCATCGCCTGCAATTTCACACTCTCGAAAATTGACTTGAGTGCGAGACCTATTTTGCCTGCTTGGAAAGCTTCGACCGCGCTCTGAAACCCCTTCATAGCCTCTCCTGCGCCTACGAATGCCGATCCCAAATCCTTGCCGATCTGTGCTGCGTCGATGCGCGTCAACGCTGTGACGACAGCCTCAATGGCTGGTGCCATCACGCTCATTAGCCCGGCGGCAAACTCTGTCAGCTTGCCCTGTGCAACCTTAATTCCGTCACCAATCGCGTCAAAAGCATCCGAGCTTTCGTTCATTACGCCAACCATTGAACCGAGCTGTTGATTTGCCGTGCGAGTTTCTCCGCTGAAATTTGTCATGAGCGGCAGAAGGTCTTTGCCCAATTTGCCACCGAAAACATCGCTCGCGAGTGCGCTTCGTTGCGTCTCGTTTGCAACGCCAGCCAACGCATTTCCGATTTTCTGGAATTGTTGCTCTGCGGGAAGGTTGATAAGTTCCGAAGCAGAGAGACCAAGTTGATCAAATGCTTTTGCCGCTGCTCCGGTGCCGCTTGTAGCGTCTACAATCGATGACGACATCTTGGCTATTGCTGGACTGACTTTCTCCGCTCCTGCACCCGTGTTATCGAATGCCCGTTGCAGCACTAAAAGTTCTCCGGCAGAAACTCCGGTCTGCGCGGATAAGTCTGCAAGCTGTCCACCCAAATCCAGAGCATTGCCAAAACTTGCTGCGACCGCCTGCACCCCTTTCATCGCGGTATTGAACACCGCCATGCCAGCAGCAAATGCCGCGCCTGCAACGCCGCTGGCCTTCGCAAGCTCACCCAGGCTCATACCGCCCTTGTCACTGCCTTTTTTAACATTGTCGCCCATCTCCAGAGCATCTTTGCCAATTTGTGGAGCTGAAGCTGAAAGTTTTGCATCTGCTTTTGCTACGGCAGTAGCAAAGGTTTCCATTGAAATCCTTCCTTCCGTTAAATGCTTCTGCAACTCCGAAACTTCGTCATTGTAAATCTGAGTTGCTGATCGGTTGGATTTGGTAATTGCCTCGGCTTTTTTTTGCTCCTCGGACAGAGATCTCGTTTCTTGTTCAGCCTTTCTTACGGCTTCTGCAAGCTGCTCATTAGCCTGTTTTGCCTCTTCAGTTTGTGGCGTTGCAGATTTTAACGCTGACTCAGCCTTCTCAATCGCTGTTGCGTATGTTTTTTGAGAGATCGTGCCTGCATCAAGATGCTTTTGCAGGTCGTCTACGGTATCGCTATAAATCTCAATTGCTGATCGGTTGGCTTTCGTTATGGACTCTGCAAGTCGCATTTGCTCCTTGAGACCCTGCACGCTGTCAGTGGCAGATTTAACCTCGCCACCTAACTGCGTAAAAATTCCTTGAGATTGTTTAATCTCACGCATTTTTTTTGCGATCTCTTCAAAAGACAAAGTTCCACTATTCACCTCCGTCTCGAGCCGAGAAATCTCGGCCTGCACGGTCTTAAGCGTTGCCTCGAGTCCGGTGTCCTTGGCTCCAAACTCTACTGATACGTCAGCCATATTAAGCGATCTCCGTTTCTCTGTATTTTAAGATGCGTTTCATTTGTTGAATCATTTTTGTGATGACGACTGCCTTGGCTGAGTCTTTCACGCTGTCCGTAATCAATTGGTCTGCCCACGGGACTGCGTTCGTAAGCCTGACAGACGGGTTGGTAAGGTTGCGCGAGTTGTCCTGCACAGATCCGCTGCCTGAGTTGCGCGTGACCCATCCGGGGATGCCACGAGTCATCGATCCTTGCACGACCTGGGGAAGTTGTTTGGCACACTCTGCCCATCCTGCTTTGGACAAGCCCACGCGCTTGATGACACCGGCAATGTAGGAGTCAAGTTCGCCCTGTTTTGCAATTGTGAGTTTTGTGCCGCGAGACTTAGTGCGGCCTGTTGTGCTACTGCGAGCAGATTGGTGAGTGCTTTTGATCGCTCCGCCAGAGATGATCTCCATGCCGCCCCAAGTCTTTAGAAAGCCGATGTTGGAAAATATTTTCTCGACGACATCAAACCTGCCGCCTGAGACCAAGGATAACAACCTGCCACGTATTTTTTCGGCGTTGACCCGTGATGCCATCTGAGTCAGTTGCTCTTCAGTCTTGATGATCTTGCCGATGTCTTTTGTTGTGCGTTCTTCACCAGCCACCCGTGCTTTGTTGTCAGCCCCGAACGGCTGGGTGCGGCGTGCCAACTCGACGCAGAGCAACCGCGCATTTGCGACGACTGCGTCAGGGATTGTTTGCTCCCTAATCTTTGCGTAATCGTCTAAAATGTTTTCGAGTTTTGTCGCTGTAAATTTAAATTTAGGCATAGCCTTTAAGTGCGGCATCGAGTGCCGCGTCTATTGAGGCGAGAGCGTCAACCGACGCTGTGGTGCGGTTGCGCGTCCATCTCGGTTTGCGACCGGTCGCGAGGGAATCACAAAATAAAATCTGCAATCCTGCCGCAAACGGCACCTCCTCCATACATTCGCGAAAGCCCCAGCCGGTCGCCTTTGCAAGCCTGTAAACATAGCCTGCGAGCCAACCAGGGCCGCTTAGTTTTTTGAGCCGTTTCCTGATGTCTCGCTGGATGCAGCTGCGTAGCGTTCAAAAGCCTTCGCCATGATGGATGCAATTGCATTCATTTCGCTGTGGTGTGCAACATTTTTATCCATCCAAGCATCTACAGCATTTAGAAAGTCTTCCCTGTCGTTCACACTTTTCTGAATGTCGGCGCGTGGTGCGGAGTGCAGGAATGCAAACGCTGCCGACTTCCAGATCAGGTCTTTGTCGTCTGCGAAAACTTGGTTGCGTTGCATCCAACTCACGCTGAGTGCCGTGATGGGGCGGAGTTCAAGGTCTCCAAATTTCATCGGCCCTTCTGTCATTCCCTCTTCGCGGAGGATGTCGTCGTCTTTTTCGAGGTCTCTATTTTTTTTCATAATTTTGTAGCAAGATTCTTTTTGTCGGCGTCTGTTGCGTCTTCGCGAATAGCGATGCGCTTGCCGTTGCGCTCAATGATAATGCGCCTTGGCGTGCTGTGGACTAGATCAACAAGTGTGTCGCGATTGAGTAATGCGGCGCGGATGTAATTGATCGGGTTCTCTGGGTCTGATGCGTCGAGCGCATCGGCTTCCTTGGTCATTCCCAGCACGACATCGCGTGCCTTTGCGCCTGTCGTAGACAATTCATCAAACCAAAAAACGGTGGATTCTTTTCCATCGGGGCGAACCATTCGAGTGACTGGTTCCGGTTGCTTCATCGCAAATCCCATCGTTGCGAGAGCTGTCGCGACTTTGATATTCGCGGTGTAAAAATACGACTCCTTGTCGTTGTATGTTTCTGTCATAAATTATTTGTAAAATCTGTCTGGCAGGAATTGGCCGTCCTGCCAGCGGCATCCAGCTTAGAGCGAGGGATACTGCGTCGCCTCGATGGAGAGCGTTTTGAACGCATCACTGCCTTGCTCGGAGGAGACAGAATCGACAACGATCTTGCCGCCAGTTACGCCGAACTCGGTGGTGGCATTGGCAAGTGTGAGAAGCCCACCGATAGTCGCCGTGGCAACTCCGGAAGACCCGTTGATCGCACCTGTCAAGGAGATCGTAGCGGTGCGCCCGTAGTGCGAGACGGCAACAATGTCGCCATCTTCGTCCATGAGTTCAGCCTTTTGGGACTGCACAGAACGAGAAAACGAGGAGAGGATGATGCCGGTTTCGGCGGTTGCGCCGAAGATAACACTCGCGGCGGTGGATGATGTGATAACGGATGCGGCCATGACTTGGCCACGATGTCAACTCATCCCATTAACCCGGCGTGGACGGTGAGTGAAACAGACCGCTCGAAATGCCGCTCGCTCGTGGACTGTGACACGCCACCGTCCCGAAGGATGCCAAATACAAAACATCGCTGTGGGCGGATTGCATTGATTCTGGGGATGAGAGTTTCGATGTTGTGCGTGACGCACAACACCTGTGCGAAGTAACTTTCCAAATCCTGTGCCGTGGAGTCGTCGGCCTGCACCAGCAAAGCGACCGCAACCTCGAACTGAAAGATGGCGGAGTTTGTGAGGCTCTCCCGCTGCCGGGTGGCTTTTACGAACACGGCTGGCAGCGTCATCGCGCTGAAGTTCTCCGCTGCGGTGATCGAGACCGAGTTGCCCAGCTCGTGCTGCAAAGCCTGAATGAATGCGTCGGTGAGCGCCTTCTCCAGCGTCTGGATGATGGTTGCTGGCGGCTTTTGCGGTGCTGGAAGCGAGAGGATAGGCGGAAAGAACAGGCTCATTTATTTAGGTCTTCGAGTGAGAAATCGACCGACACGGCATCCTGAGAAAGCTCTGCTGACAGAACGCGAAACTTAGCTCCGTCGATTGCAAGCGTGTCGCCAAGTTGGATTAGTTGCGTGGTCGTATCATATGCGGTCGTGATTGACATCGAAACGGTGCTCATAAATCCACCGTCACCAAGATTGTTCTCGCGCCGAAACGCAGTGCGTGCAGATTGGAATGTCTTGCCTTCGTGCGAGACCGTAATCGGAAGCTCTCCGACAATCGCGGAGAGATCGGAACGCATGAAGTCGGCAAGCGTGCTCATATCAGGCCGGTGGCCTTGCAGAGCCGCTCGTATTCGCTGCCCTTGGCAGGCTTCTCCTTGCTCGTATTGTGCGTGGCGTTGCTCCAGTGAATGATGTCATAGGTCTGCGTCGCTGGGTGAGTGTAAGGTGATTCTGGAACACCGCCACAGTCGAAGTAATTTTCAAAGGTGTTAATCGCCAGCCCTTGGAAAACCAACTGTCGGAACATCGCAACCATCGCTTCGTGCCAGTTCCGTCCAGCCATCCCGTCTACAAGCATGCGCTCAATGATTTGTTGCATGCTCGCAGAGTATGCGCTGCCCTTGGGGATCGACATTACGACAGGCGAGACCATCGAAAGCCACGGCGTAAAGGTGTAGTCCTCGGCGAGGATTGGCTTCGTGATTGCCGCATCCATTTGCACCCAGATTCCACCGTGCTCGTGCAGAGTTTTGAATGCAAAATAGTCACTCCAATGTGCGAGCGATCCGATGCCCCCATTCGGCAAGTGGTGCAACGGATCGCCCGCGAAGCCGACGGGCGGCAGTGTGTCTTTTGTGAGTATCTCAACGGTCACACCTTTTGGGATACCGGCGAGTTTTGACTGCACCCACAGCACCGGCTCGTGACCTGCGTCAATCAAAAGCTGCAAGGTCAATTTTTCCATCAGGCCGAGCTTCGTCCCGATCCACACTGAATGCGTCTGTGTCATCTCCTTGCGAGGATTGTCAATCCGTTGCAGTTCTCGTAATGCTCCGCAACCTTCCAGTGTGGGTTGATTTCCATCCACGCATGGATCGCTTCGTTGATGCCCTTACCGTTATCTTCACCCACGGCACCGAATGCAACCGTGTCGTGAAACACGATATATTTGCTTGCCTGGTTGCCGTGCTTTTGCAGCTCACCTTTGACCTGATCGTAGGAGTGGAGCGTGTCGATGAATAACAACTCCGTCGGCTCGATCATCGGTATGTCCAGCGTCGATCCCTGTGTAAATGTCCAGTCTGTATCAAGCTGATCGTGGATCGCAAAGACATTGAAAAAGTCGTGCAGATCGTGGCTTCGCAGAGTGGCGTTTGGGTTGTCGCTTAGACCGTGCAGGAATGAATATGTTGACATTCCGGTGCGAACTCCGAACTCGGTGATGTGGTCGCACTCTGCGGCCAGCTGCGCAAGGCGGAGCATGTGCTCGTTGATGTCTCCGACAATCCCCCGGCTCCGGTGAAAGATATTAGAGATCGGCCACATCTTTGAAAACACTCGCGCTCCAAAGTCGTAGGCAAGCTGGGAGTTCTGGATTTTCACGATGTCATCTTCTTCCCGGCTGCCGTTGCTCGGGTGGTCGTGCTGCCATTGCAATCCTTTCACGGACAGGATTGGAGCCTTTAGCATCGCACGATTTGTGAAGTCGTTGTCGCAAAAAACTCCGTGGTATTTCGGACAAAAAACATATTCGAGATGATCGTAGAGTGCGCGGGAGAGCACCGGATGGCACATCAGCCCATCCTGCCGAACAGAGTCCGGAACATAGCAAGACCATTTTGTGGCAGGGTCTGGCAGCTTGCGAAGCTTGGTGTCCCATCCCTGCGGCGGAGTGAGATCGTCGGCAATCACTACCAGGATATCGCCCATGGAAAACTGCGCGCAGACATTCCAGTTTGCCACGCTTGACGAGGCCCATGCTGGCGGCGGCGTTGTGCACCACCAGCAAGCCTCCGCTGTGGTGAATGCCTTGATGCTTTCCATGTCGTCGCTTTGCACTCCAAAAATATGCTCGACCTGAGCAGCATCGTCCGCTCGGTCGATCCATATTTTGCGTGTTGCGAGTGCGCGTTCTGGCGTGCCACGGGTGGCGTGAAGTAGTGAGATCATTTTGTTGGGTTGTTTATTTCGTTGTTTATTTCATTGAAGAGTTTTTCCGCACGCTCTCTCTCCACAGGCTCCGCCACCCTCCGATATGTAGCGTCGAGCGAACGATTCTCAAGAGCCGGGTGATGATGAACGAGAGCAATGTCACGAGCGTTAATGATCGCTCCAGCCTTCGCGGCACGAACGGTGAAGTCCGCATCGCTAAATTGGTTTTTGAATCTGGGGTCAAAGAGTCCGTTTTGCTCATAATATTTGCGAGTGATGATTGCCATCGTGATTAGTTCGTCGGTTCGATACCCATCGCTTGTGCGTAAAACATACGCTGCACCTGTGTCCAAGCGGCTGTCTACCATGTCGTCCCATCCGGGCGGCGGCTCAATATCGTCCGAAAGCTGTATCAATATTTCTCCCGTGCTGTTCGCTGCTGCAAGGTTCCAAGCCCCTACCGAAAAGCCACCCGTAGTCTGCACAACTCCCCCGAATCGGTTGAGTGTTGCGGCTGTTTCGTCGTCATGATCGACGGCAAAGATGTGCTCGACTCGCTCTGGGTTGTTTGCGCGTTGGAGCCACATGGTCATGTTCTGGATTGCTGCTATCGGTCTCCCGCGAGTGGCGTGGAGCAGAGATATGCGCGTGCCCTGCGCTTCGCTCAGTATCGCCTGATCGACCGCAAACGCACCCTGTGCATCGCCAAGCTCGCGCAAGCACCAGCCGCGCAGCTTGCGGGCCTTCCAGCCATACCACTCCTTCTTGTGCGTCCACTGAGGGAAGGATGGCACTGGTATTTTTTCCATCGCATCAACGATTTCCAGCGCGGCTTCCGACTCTCCGCAATCGAGCAAGATCGACGCTTCGATGGCGTAGGCTTCGCGCCTGTTGAGATCGAGTGCCTTTGCGCGGCGAGCAAACTTGAGCGCCGAATCGGTGTGACTCATGTTGCTCAAATTCAAGAGCACTTCATAGCGGTGGACTGCGTCAAGATCACGCAGCGCCAGCGACTCCGCGCCGTAGCGCAAAGCGTTCTCGGTGTCTCCAACAATCATCCGCTCATAGTGCAGGTAAAACTTAAAATGCGACGACATCCGGTCGTGATGCGCGAGGATGCGTAGGTTGCGGTCATTGCTGGGCCTGCGTCCGAGAGCAGGCCGGTGCTCGATCTCGAGGTCTCGACGGAGAAGAATTTTGCGTGGTAGCGGCTCCCCATCTTCACCGCTTGGCGGGTGTGCGTTCTCGTGGACAGGTCTCCACCACCAGGCTGAATCCTTGCGAAAGAATCTTTCCCGTGGTGCGCGCTTTCCTTGCTCGGTTATGACGTAGTCGGTCAGCACCCAATGCACTTCAGGACTGACTTCGCGAAGCATCTTGAGATGCGGCTCGACCATGTTTTCGGCAAGCACATCGTCGCAGTCAGCCCACATGACCCAGTCGCCGTCCTGGATTATCGAATACGCGATTTCGAAAGCGTCATTTCTCGCAGCGGCAAAGTCATCCACATGCGGCCACGAAACACACAGCGGCGAGTTGTGATACTCTGAGACCCTGCACCCAAGCCCTTCTGCGATGTCCAAGGTTGCGTCCGGCTTTAGACTGCCAGTGGCTCGAACAACGACGATCTCGTTGCAGATTTTTTGTAGCGATAAAACGCATCGCTCGATTCTCTCCTCTTCGTTGCCGCAAATTAGAGCGGCTACCAAACGCGGTTGTGTGCTCATCTTCCCCATTGTTAGCATCCTTCAAGATTATTTGCGAAAACAAAAAAGCCGGGGATTGCTCCCCGGCTCTCTCGTATGAAAAACCAACAAACCGACACCGAAACTTAGAGTCCGGTCGTGATGCGGATCACGCTGGAACCGTCGATAACCTTCTCGGAAACATGCTGGCGAACGCGCAGGACATTGCTTCGGCGGGCTTCGTCGCGGTAGGTCTCTGCAACGAATGGCACTGGTGAATCTGCACCCCAGAGGATTGAGCGTCCGAACCCGCCGGCGGCGAACTCTCCACCGACCACATGAGCGAGGGCGATGTAGGTGTCAGCCCAGATGAACGATCCGGAGTAGGACTTGCCTTTTGCGGCAGAATTTTTCGGAGCACGACCGACGAGGACTTGATCCACGCCGACTGCTTGAGCGACTTCCTGCTCGGAGAGCAAGCGTGTGCTGTTGGTGGCCACAACGCCGAACATTTGGTTCTGCACCTTGGTCGAGCGGCGAACGCGCTCGAACAGAGTAGCAGAAAGAACGAGCGTGTTTGGAAGCACGCCAACCTTGGCGAGTTCCAGCTTGGCTGCGGCTACGTCAGCAGGGAGATCGAAGCTTGTGATGTTGGCTTCGGTGTAGGCGGCAGTGGCTCCAGCACCTGAGATAGCAGTGAGGCCGTTAGCGGCAAAGGCGGCAGCAGCAACGCGAGTCTCGTGGCCGATTTGGATTTGGCTCAAGAGCATGTCTGCGATGGCGACTTCGACATCGAGGAAGCGAGCGAGATCGCGCTGGGTTTGGTCGGGGAGAATTTCTTCGAGACCGAACTCCGTGGTGGTGAATGTGTCGCTGACGAACTTGCGGGACACCCGAGGATATGCGGAGCCTGGGGCGATCTTGGTCGCGTCGTCGTTGAGTGCCTCGGACTGCCCGAGATTTATTTTGAGATACTCGCCGGAGCGAACATCAGCAACGTAGATCGGCATGACTTGCGCGCCGATGAAGAGGTTAGCCTTGTTGCTGCGGCCTTCGTAAACAGCCTGGGCGATGTCGCCGCGAATTGTGGTAGAGGATAACATATTGTTAGGATTTTAAGGGTTACTTTTGGACGATGTATTCGACGACTTCGCCGGTAGCTCCGTTTTCAACGGCGATCCCGAGGGTTAGACCGGAGGTGACGAGAGTGCCGACGATCACGCCTGCAGTTGTGGCAAATACGTTTGCGCCTGCGGTAACTGGGCCGGGCGAGACGATGCCGAATTGAGTTGGAGCGAAGAGCTTCACGGTGCCTACGCCGGAAGCGTCAACATCGTCCTGCACAACGCCGATGGCGAGTGAGGCTGTGACGAGTGCTGAGGCTGCATTGTCGCCGGTGACGGCTACGAGTGTGTTCGCAGAAATCGCCGAGGCGAATGTGAAGCTGCGGAATGTATTGTCGATTTGGGTGGCCATATTAGTGGGTATTAAAAGTTGAGTTGATTGGAGTCGCGAAGAGCGATGTATTCAGCGGGGTGGTTTGTCATCGCGAATTTGATGGCGGCGGTGCGGCTGCCGAGTTCGCGAGTTTTGTTGTCGATGATTGCTTTGATCGAAAGTTTCTCGGCTTCGTTTGCGACCGTGCTGGCCTTGAGCGGAGCGGATCCAAAATTGGAGATGATCAGGTCGAGTTTGGCCTCAAGATTAGAGACGCCGGACTTTGCTGCGCAGTTGCACATCTCTTCGTCTTTTTTATCCTCGGCCATTTCCTCTTTAGGAGCCTCTTCCATTTTGCTCTTGTAATCGCCGAAAGCGGTTTCAAGGGCTGAGAGGCGTTCTACGATGTCAGCGATGGACACAGTGTCCTCAGCTCCGTCTTCCATTTTGTTTTTGTCGTCGATCATTTCTTTGGCGGAGGTGTCAACCGACTTGGCCGTAAAACTGAAAAGTCCGGTGGGATTTGCCGCTGGTGTTTGCACGAGATCTGCGCTGTAGAGTTCTGTGCAGGACGCGAAGGATCGGCCATCCCGCTCGCGCACTGGCCCGCTGAAAGCAATTGAGATTCCGAAGGTGTCTGGCATGCGCGAGGCAATCTCGAGCACGTAGGCGCGCTTCTCTGCGGTCTCAAGAAGGTTTAGATCGGCAACGAGTTTTTCACCTACGATGCGAAAATTGTCGCAGAATCCAACGATGTCTTTGATCCCTGCGCCGTGGTCGAGGTTGACCTTTACGCCACCGGCATAAGACTCCGCACAGGCTTTCACTTCCTGCAATGTTATGTCGTCCACGAAAAGCCCGTGGCCCTTTGCTTCTCCTACAGAAATGATTGATACGCCTTCGATGATGTCCATGCCTTGGTCGGCATGTCAACGGAGTGTCAACGGGCGGTCAGGCTTCGCGTGCGGCTCTATTGCGTCGGAATTGCTTCAGAGCCTCCGTTGCCAGTGCACGAATTATATTTTGATCCTGTTCGATGCAGCCGACGAGTCGGAAGGATGTCGAGACCTGCGGCTTGAGGCGGGATGCGGAGAGGTTGCTGGTGCATCCTACCACGTCGGTGGTCGCACCGAGATGGTATGTCGGCTTCGTAGCTGTTGCTCTCAGCCTGGTGCTGCCGGTCTCAACCCGTGACGAGATCGTGATCTCAACCGATGCGGTCGTGAAGTTTCCAACTACTCCGTTTGTTTTTACAACGACTGCCGGCCGGTCGTATCTGCGAAAGTGCGTGTATGTCCCGCCCACTTCCGGAACGACAATAGGCGGGGGTGTGGGCGGTATCTCTCCTGTCTGCAAGAGTCCCTGCGAGCTGATAGACAGCGGCGTAGGACTTGGCAGCAAGCCCTGCGTTGCGATGAGCAGGGAGGTCAAGATCATTTTAAGTGCGGGTTACGGTTGTGGTGGTGGTGCCGTCTCCGGTGATGCTCTGGCTGATCGCTCCTGCCGCACGGCTGGACGGCGTGACCGTGAGTGCGCTGCCGCTTTTCAGCCCGTGGATCGCGTGGATCTCTTGCAATTCAGGCACAGCAAATGCGGTCAGCACGCTTGCATCGAAAGCGGATGCAGTGATAACGGCAGTTTGAAATTGATGAACATTGGCTGCTGCGTGATTTTGCGCATTAATTTGCAATTCGTTGTTTGCGTTGGTCGCACGCACGACCCTTCCTCCGTAGGTTCCGGATGCCGTGTGATCGCTTGTGGATTCATCCCACACAGCGTCTGCGATGCCTGCGGTGGTGGCGGTGCTGCGGCTTGAGATTGTGGCGTCGATATTTGTTTTTAGGAGCGTGCCGATGGTGCTGCTTGTTGTGATCGCGGTGAGTAAATGATCCCACACGCTTGCAGGCGTGAGTGCAGCCGTGCCGGTAGTCGCATCCACGGGGACGCCGAAACCAACAGATGCGGCGGCGGGGACTTTGCAGCTTCCGGTGAGTGCGCCCGAAGCGTAGCTCACGCCGTCGCGGACATCAGTGGCGGCTGGCATTTGGCCTTGCGTGGCGTCCACCAGAGTTTTTGCCGAGCCTGCATCGACATAGCTGAAGATGGCGACATTCGTGCTGAGTTTCTTGAGGCGGATGCCGGTGCCGTCAGTTGGAGACATGCCGTATTCGCCGTATTCCAGCTCTTGAATTTCGATGACTCCTAAGGCAGCGTTTGAAGCGCCGACTGCTGCGGCGAGACCGCTGGTGTTGCCGGGGCCGTAGGCATTCCCTTTGGCTCTGATTAAATTTACAGTGCCGGTAGATTCATTTCTTACTCCATATGAAATAGACCCAGCGCCAGCCGTCGCTATGCCTGTAATTGTAAGCGTCCCAGTTGATACATTTCGAGACCCGTATGAATTCAAATTAGGCCCGCCGGTAGAGTTTCCTGTGATTGTTACATTCCCAGTAGAGGCGTTATTCAATCCAACAGAAACCGATCCGGTTGATCCTATTGAATTTCCAGTTATAAATATTAATCCTGAGCTGTTATTGTTAACTCCAAAAGAAGATGATCCGCTTCCTCCTGTGACATTGCCGGTAATATTCAGCGTTCCGGTAGAAGTGTTGTTTGCGCCGAAGGCGCTGCTCACCGTTCCGCCCGTGATATTTCCCACAATAGTCCCCGCCGCAGGCGAGGCGGCGGTGAATTGCAGGCAGCTGCGCGAGGTCGTGGTGGATTTGTTGGTGACATTAGCCGTGAGCGTGACGCCATCGTTTAGCGTAAAAATGCCTGTGCCTGCGTTGGAGACTTCGTCGCAGGTGACATTGGCGGTGATGGTGACGGTGTGGCCTGTTGCTGCGCGAGCTTCGTCTCCGACGCCGGGGACGACGCCCCCTGTCCATGTCGCGCCTGCGTTGAAATTGCCGCTGGCTGCGGAGGTGATGAGGGCCATGGATTAGAGTCCTTTCGCGGCGAGGAGGTTTTGCAAGGCAGTCTGGATTGCGGCGACGGCGGATTGCTCGGCGGGGTCGGCGACTTCGGAAAGGTGACCGCGAAGTAAACCGATGGCTGCGGAGTCGGTGGTTTCGACCGAGGAGGGGGCTTCGTCGGTAGCGGGCACGAGGCGGGTGGGAACAAGGCGCATAGCGATGCTGGCATCTTGCGATCCGTCAGCTTTGTAGCTTCCCGTGATGGCGAGGTTGAGCGAGTAGCGGTCGTAGGTTTTGCCGTCGATGGTGATGGGATTTGTGGCGTTCATGCGAATAAAATCAAAGCAGAATTTTCGTTAGGTTGCGGAAAGCGAATCTCGAAAGCCCCGTCGAAGACAGGTCTGTCGTTGCCGAAGTTCAAAGTGCAGAGCACCGAGTTGTTCTTGCTGGCGTTGTAAACAATCGCACCGTGCGCAGTAAATGTCGCTCGGTCGATCTTCGCGTCGTTGAACGTGATCGCCGCGTTCTTACCGACCATTTCAGCCCTGAACCCGGTGAGCGTGATCCCGCCGCGAGTGTAGCCTTGTCCGCTCACTTCTCCTTCGTCGGTGTAGTGCGCGGTCGCTGGCCCGATGTTTGCGCGCTTGGTGTATAGCGCGATCTTGTATGTGTCGGTCGGTTGATGCATGCCAATCAAAAATTGGCGCTTTGCTTCGAGTGCGATGCCTTGTGCAATCATATTTATTGAGCCTTCGGATGTTCCTTCGGCAGTAGGTCGTTATCGGTTGTGTAGTTTGGATTTTCGGGTCTGCCGTTTTTAAGCAGGTAGAGAAATGCGTTGACGCGAGCGAATGCCCATTGCTCGGCAGACTGCACGCGTGGAGAGTGCGATGTGTTGAACGCTCCGAGCCCACGCTGGAATACGCTCTTGAGAGCGCCGAGTGTAGCTCTGCCGTTCTTCGTGTTGTTGTCCTTCTCGTTAAATTCGTCTGCCTTGTTCTGCAAAGTTTTCTCCTGCTCGGCGGTAACTTCAGCTCCGCGCTTGCCGGACGCATCACCTTTAGCCGTTCCTTCTCCCTGCGGGTCTTTGTTTGGAGTATCGGACTTAGGCGCTTTGGGTGATGCCTTGATCCCACCGCGCTCTCCCACGACTGCAAGCTGCGTCATGCAGACTGCGAGACGTTGGTCAAAGTCGGGATATTCGGACTCCATCGTGGCATTCACCATGCACCGGTCGATAAAATCTTCTTCCTGCTCGCGTGGACCCGGCTCTGGCATGACCATAGCCGTCTCGTGCTGCACGGCTTGAAAGTGCCCGTAAACATCGTTGACCACTACAGCAAATTCTTTGACTTCGGGTCGGGTCGCCAACCTGATCCCTTTCATTTTATCCGCTGCCCAGACTTGTCCTGCGTCTCCGCCCCACAATGCCCACGCGATGCGGCCTGCCGATGGAAACCCGTCTTCGCCTTGTTGAAAACCCTCACCCTTTTTATCAACTTCGTGCCGTGAAAAAAACGAGTGCATTCTTTTAACGGTATCTTCACTTAGGTTCTTGCCGTTCGAGATGTCACGAGCGCGAGCTACCCCGATCGATGTTCCTCCGCGCTTGAATTTCTCGCGCCACTCCAACCCCTTTTCGGCCTCTGCGATCATGCCAGCCGTGGGTTTGAAGCTGTCTTCAAACGCTGCCTTTGCTTGTGTTGGTGCGGGTGGTGGTTCTGGCGTTGGCTCTGGAGTTGGTTCTGTAGGTGTAGGCACAACTGGCTCGACTTGTTTGCTGTTGGGTATCGGCACCGAGTCCGAAATGTATTGCGCAGGGATTTGATACTCGGCAGCAAGATCAACAATCAGTGCAGCTTCCTTGGCTCTTGTCCTCAATGCCTCTTCGTAGTCTTCGCCACCCTCAGAGTAGATTTGCGCGGCGGTCTTCAACCCTGCCTTCCACAAGTCGATGTCGGCTCGAGCTTCGCGCCCGTAGTCAATGCTCGCCTTGCGCGGCCATCCCCAGCGGCCATCCAGTAAATACTCATTATCAGGGATCAGCCCCCGACTTGCCGCATCGAGCAACACGATATTCTTGATGCGGTCGAGAAATTGAGTCTCGAGCAACCTGCGCCACCGTGCAAATGTGCGGTCTGCCATTTCCGCTTCCATCCGCGCCATTGGGCCGGACTTGTCAGCGTCAAAAGAAAACCCGTAAGGCAACCCTACCGACATGCAGATGTGCGACTGCACAAGACGGACGAACTCTCCGAACGCTCCGGTCGGGCGGGAGTTCTCGAACATCTCCATCTTCTCCCCTGGAGAGAGATAGTTCATTGTGCCGGGGTCAACGCTCTCGAGCTTCGCCCGTTGTCCGAAGTCGTTCGGCTGCGAGCTTGCGAAGTAGTCGCTGGCCTCGGCTGCGCCGGTCTCCGACATAATGATGCCGGTCTGGTAGCTGGCAAACTTGATCGCTTGAATCTCGGCCTTCAGTGCTTCCTGTAGGTCGCGAGCGGCGTTGAGTGCCGTAGCAAATGCAGATCGTCCACGGTATTCGTCAAGCCGAGTAGGGTCGAAAAGATGGATGAACTCCGCTGCGGGAATCCGTGTTGGATCGATGTATTGGTTTGAGATCGTCCGAACGTAAAGCTCGTATTGATCAGGCCGTCCGTAGTCATCCAGAACGATTCCGCCGATGTAATTGTCCGAGTCGATCAACCGGTTGTAAGGCGAGCCGATGCGGTCGCTCTCAACGCTCTGGAGTCTTAGCTCGCCCTGATCGCGCACGATCACAAAGCCGCAGTCCCCATCGCGCAGCACCGCCATCACCGCGAGTTGCAAGAGCGTCACAAAGTCGTGCCTGCGCAGGAAGTCGCACTTCGAGCACCAGTTGCGCCAGTATCTCTCGATCTTCATGTCGAGATCGCGGTCGCCGGTGCGAGCTTGGTAGTTAAGCCGCCCGGAGACATACGTTGCGAACTTAAGCAACAACGATCGGATGGGAGGAAAGTTGTCGGCAAGATCGCGAGCAGCTCGAATGAGTTTGTATCTCTCAGTCGTTCCCGCCGTGTCCTCGGCACCGGACACATTGCGGCTGATGCCGCGCTTCGTGCTGTCCAGCGCAGAATCGAATCGCCCGAAGTTGCGCAGCTTGGCCTGCGAGATCATTCGCGACATCGCGGCCTGCGGAGAAATAAACGCAATCGCTTGGGTGATGAGGTCTTGTTTCATTTAAGGTAGCTGCGTAGGGAATGCTGTGACTGTGCGACGAACACGACTTCCATTCGCGGAAGAGATCGCGGCGGTGAGTTCTTTAATAACCTGCGAAACCTCGCCCAGATTAGCCCGAGTGAACGACCGTCCGGCTATACTGTAGCTGGCTCCAGCCACGGCAATGGCTTCCAGACACTCGATATATTTTGCTTGCAAACTTTGCAGAGTCGCAAGTGGCAAACCGAAAAATGCTTTGTTGAGTCCCATTATTTAGCTGGTTGCGTCAACTGAAAAATTGGAATTCCCCAGCGTTCCTGTGCCCTGAGTGCGCAGTCGTGTAGCGCATCCAGCTTTTCAGAGAATTCAAGGAAGTCGTAGCTTACCCATGTCGGGATGTCACTTCGTTCGCGGCGGATTTCCCAAGTGACCGATGCGTGAATGCCTGTGCCCCACATGCCTCTTTGCAGGATATATCCTGCCGCCTCGATCCTTGATCGTAGTGTCTCGTAGCTCATTTTGCCTATAAGTCTCCCGTTGGTAATACGCCTGCCAGCATTGCTGCCGCGAGCGCGATGCACTCGCAGTCCCAAAGGTGGTTGGGTTTTCCGCTGATGCGAACCCACCTTTGCTCGACCTGTTTTGTTTTTGCGTTAATCACATCCTTTTTAATTTCGGAGAGCATTTGCTTTCGGTATTCGTCGCTGACATCTCGCGGCACCTCCCACGCCACGGCGGTCTCGACTTGGCGTAATGCCGATAGCTTATCCTTAACTCCTTCGTTTGCGAAAAAAAAGTAAGCAGCCTTCAGCCCGTGCGATCCAGCCTGTGCCGCCTCGATCTTGGAAACGAACCGTCTCACCCTGCGCTCCTGCGACTGATGCCAAAACCCATCCTGACCCGAACCGTGCGATGCCGTCCAGCCGCGCCGTGCGCAGTTCTCATAGACCACCGGAGTGTCATATCCAGCATCCACAACATTGCACCGCGCTGGAACGGAGTATTGCAGTGAGATCGCGTCGAGCGTCTCCCAAGTCAGCGGCCTGCTCTCGTGCAGTAGTCGCGACGATCCGTCAGCGCGGAACGCCCGGACAACGCACCAGAAGTGATCGCGTTGTTTGTCCACGGCCATGAAGCGATGCACCTCGCCGTCGAGTTTCTGCCCTTCGACGTATTCGCCTTTGCTATAGTCTGCGCATGCGATCTCTGGCATATCGCTGGTCACTTCTTCGACCCACACCTGAGCCTTGCGCTTCTGGACAAACTGCCGCAGCGGATCCGTGTTACCGCTGTGTTTGGCTTCGTTTGCTTCCAGAAATTCTCGCACCAAGGAAAACCACGGAATCCACCAGACCGCGTAGGCTGGAATCTCAAATGAGCGAATACCCCGCACCGGATGCGGATTAAGCGGTCGGTAGCTGGCTGTGCTCGCAAGCGTGCGGCGTTCGCTCGCGGTGTCCTTATATTCGGCCTTGCAGTTCTCACAGGTCAACCTGATCGAGTCCTGCAAGCGATCCCACAGCCACCCACCTTTTTCGTCCTTAGACTCGTTGTCCCAGGTGATCGCGTCGAATAGGTATCTCTGCCAGTGTTTGCATGCCGGACACTCCCAGCCGTAAACCTCCCGCGTGCCGCTCTCCCACTCCTCGCTCGACTCGTGCGTCGAATCCCAACCCTGCGAAACCAACACGGTCTTGCGGTTCCATCGGTCATGATGCCGAGCTTTTAGTTCTCGGATCATGCCGTTTTTCCAACGCCACACTTCATCGCCGATGCAGTAGCGCATGGATTTTTCTTGGAGGTTCGTAATGTTGGCACCTCCAGCGAAGAGCACCATGTGCGGAAAGAGGATCGTTGTCTTGCGCAGCGCGTGCCGGTCTTCCGGGAACAATGCATGCACCGGCTCGCACTCGCGGAAGATCGGCAGCAGTCGTGACTCCGTCCAATCCTTAACCATGTCATCCGTCTGTCCCACGAACAAAGTCGGCCCCGGCTTCTGCGCGACGATGAAGCACGCCAGCGTTTCCATGAATGTCGTCTTGCCTGCTCCCGTAGCAGCGCGGATGAAGAGCTGTGTGGTCTCGTCGTCGGTCGCGGCAAGCAGCGGCTCGTTCATCCACGGCGCGACATTGCGGTCAAAGCGCGACGCCCTGTCGCTGGCGGGAAATCTCACATTTGTCTCCGCCCAATCCAGCACCGTCCCGCTGTAGGCGAGCCTGACGCCCTGACAAATTCCTTGTGCAAGCGGGTTCATTTCATCGAGTCAACGGTTCTATAAAATCCGTATTCTTTTTTTATTCTTTCCAATTCTTTTTTGTAAGAGGTGCAGAGCCTTCGCTCTTTATCTAATTCAAATCGAATAGCATCCCTCTCACGTCTCAAGGCGCGGCCTTCTTCACATTTCTCAAAAAAGGCAGACATGATTTTTGAGCGAAATGTCCAATGCGATTCTAAAATGTCGCATGCTGCATCGTAAGTCGTAAGGCAATTTTGCAAAGTCGTAAGGTAATTTTGTAAAGTCGTATGGTTTATTGATCATATCGGTATGTTCACCGCATCCCGAAGATTTTTTTCAAAGCATCAATATTTCCCGCCTGCGGAACCCGCTCAGGCGGTTCCTCCTCTCCGTCATGAAAAGCAACATCCCAAGTCGTCTCGAACAGCTTGCGCAGACCAGCGGCTGTCATCGTTACCGTGCCCTCGCCGTCAAAGGTCGGGTTGCGCGCAGCGTATATTTTCCACAGCTCTTTTTTTGTCATGCCTTTTCAATCTCCTGTTTAATCTCCGCTAAAATCTGCTGCGTGCGCTCGTGCAACTTCTTCCGCAGGGTCGCTTCGTCCAGCCCGGCCAACGCACCGCTCGCATCGTTCACCAACGCGGCGAGCTTGGCCGAGAAGATCGCGCCGATGCGGATTCCGGTTTCGCGGACGGATGCGATCTCGACCAACTCGCCGCGGTCGTGTTGAAGTCTCACGCGAATGCGCTCGGACTCGAGTAGCGTCTTTTCAAGTCGAGCTTCGTTAAGCGTGGCCGGTGCAGCCTTGCCAGACGCTTTCAAATACTCGTCGCGCCATTTTGTTGCGCTCTCGATTGAGTCGGTCGGACATCCAAGCTTTACCCACTTTGCCACGGCTTGCTTGCTGATTTTCCAAGCGTCGCCGATGGCTTGATGCGTGACTTTGACAACCGAAGATTTTTTATTCATTCATGCGAAAGTAACGAGAGTTTGGTAACC